ATTCCTTCACAAGCACTTTCAGTTAGTGCGTTAGTGTTGAATCCAATCACAGCCCAAGCCCTATTAAAGTCTTGATACAATCCGTCACCGCCGTTTAGTAAACCCGCGCCTGTATTATTTTGACTTAGTTCAAAGTTTTTTAGATGGCAGCGATCGATTATTTCTAACTGTCTTTCAATACGGGCGGGATGAAGTCTTACAATAATTTTTCTATCAGTGTACTTGCGTATTTCTGTTAATGTGTGAGAAAGAAACGCATCATAAGTCTTATGCTTTTTTAATAAGTTTTTTAAACTACTATCTCCTGGTCGTTGAAGCAGTAATAATATTGCATCACCAGGTTGGTGCCAATCTTTGATTTCTATGTTCTGTTCTGACTGTACTCTATTCCACCGATCCTGAGGACAATCTTTTACATTGTATTCGCCCTCGTCATGAAAATAACTCCACCAACTGAATCTATGATATGCTCTAGGATTTGGATAGTTAGGCATGTTTCTTCTGAACACTGCTGACTCTGCGCATATGTATGGCTTGCTGCTGTACCTTATGTATTCGTAGATATGACCTAATTTTTTTTGACGTTTTTGTTCTAGTATGTTACTTTGTAAAAAAATATCAGCACTATTAATTGTATCTTTATCTGACCAGTCAGCTAGTACAACATTGTCTCCTCCTATGATAGGATGATTTCTATACGCTTCTTTGATTGCAACAATTAATGGTTCAGAGTTTTTCATTTACAAAATACATTCCTGTTTTTTCCAAGAATCTGTGTTTCTTCTTTTTACCCATTGTAGAAACTCTACGCAATTGGTTTGTTAGTGTTTGATCTAATCTAAAACCATAGTTCTTCATAGTGTTAATCCAATATGGTGGGTCTTGACAGTTTACATGATGATATCCTGTCTGGCCAACGACAGCATGTGTCATAACAAGATTCTTGCACTTTTGCATTGCTTGCACATAATTAGGAATATATTTTTCATAAACATGTTCGACAAATTCTACACTCCAACCAATATCAAATATTTCATTTACAGGTGCCGGTCCTGTTGTAAAATCGTGTAGAATAAAATTTTTTGGATTGTATCTTTCTAGAGTATGGTCGCCATCAATGCCTAACACATAAAACCCTTTTTGTTCTGCAAGTTCTACCATGCCGCCTGGTCCACAACCTATATCTAAAAAACTTTTGTGACCAAGATTCTTAAACCAATCAAGTGCACCTTCGTCTAAATGTGTAAGGCCGTTGTGACCCCCTAAGTGTTCTTCTAACATTAAATGTCCCTAACTATAAATTTTTTGTATGTATTAAGATACTTATCTTTCTCTTTCTGTTTGCCCTTTAAGGTTAGAAACACACTTTGGTTTCCGTTTTTACCTATACTCATCCAATATAGTTTTGGAGGTTGTTCGTGAAAATCATATTCTTTACTTAATTCGTATAGTACATTTTGATCATGAAAAGGAGCCCATTGATCAAATGGTTTTGCTAAAAGTCTATCTGCAAAGTCTTTAGCAAATCCGGGATGTCCGTAAGTAACTAGCCCTGCTAACCAGTGTTTGTCTTTAAGATGTCGTAATACTGTTATTCGTTTTGCTACTTCTATAAATTTTTCAGGTGTAGTTTTTCTTGTGCAAATAGTATCTGCATCTAGTGTCATAACCAGATCTTTGTCGCTAAACTTTTCAGCTACTTTTAAAAATCTAACTGCTTGTAGATAACCTATTCTAGCAGTGTCATTTACAAACTCTCTTTGTTCACTTGTATATTCTACACCTTTAACTTTTTCTATATGTGTAGGATTTACAACATGGACATGACAGGTTATCCAAGGATTAAAATATTTTATACTTCGTACTAGATGTATGGCCCAATCATCGTAATAAGTTTGATCACATCCTACTAGTATGTTATAACGTGGCATCTTCCATCCCTGCTACTCTAAGTTTAACCACGTTTGTAATTTGCCACTGCTTTTGATCAAGTGCTTTGAGAACACCTAACCATTTGTTACGCATTAGTGCAAACTCGTTAATAATCTTTTCGTAGTCAACAACGTCTGCCTCGCCGTCAACGTATTTTTCAACGTCACGGCTTGACAGAGCTCGTTGATAGTTTTCAAGATATTTTTTAAAAAACGAACTACGCAATCTACGCAGTTCAATATTTAAGTAGTTCAGGATTGCTTCAATCTCTTGTAATTGATTGAAGCGGTGTTCGACAATGCCGGGCATTTCTGCCGCGGCTCGTTCTACATTGCCGTGTAGTTTTACTTCCTTACGAGCTTCAGAAAGTTCTGACTCAAAGTGTGCTACTGCGTCTGGAATCTTAGAAATATCTCTAGATATTTCACTATACCAACCCATTACCAGTCCTCTTCTTCGTCATCGTATGAGTCATTATCAACATCAAGATAGTAGTTAATTGCATTGTCAAGATCATTGCAGTTGCCAAGTGCGTTTTTAAAATGTTCATCGTCTGCGCCATAATCTGCACAGACTTCAACGTAGCGTTCTGCAACAACTTCAATATTTTTCTTGTCAATGTTATCCTTAAATACTGTCCAAATATCAACAATTTGTGATTCATCCATTAACAGGCTCCTCGATTGGTTCTTCTATGTCGTCTTGGATATTTACCTTTTCATCAGTAATATTAACATGATCTGACATTACCATATCGAGCAATTCGCCTGTCCAGTTTTTACGATATTCTTTGTGTTCTTCGCCTTTTGAATCAATATATTTTAATCTGTTGCCATCTTTAGATAACAGACCTTTCTTTTCAAAAAGTTCTACAAGTCCACTGTAAGGGTTCATACCTGTCTCGTATGGAATCTTAACTTGCACACCTTCAAACGGTTTTGCGTAACGTGTTTTCATTACTTTACAGCCTGCACGTATACCACGTACTTCGCTGATTTTGTTACCGTCTTCGTCTTCTTTTAGTTTTAACTTTTTCATTGCAACTACAATTGAACTTGCATAGATAAAGCCTTGTCCACCGCTGATTTTGTCATCTGGATCAAACATATCTTGGCTTGCATATGTATGGTTAGTACATACAAGTCCTACATTGTGCGAACCAATCATATTAACTGTGTTACGAACAAGTGAAGTCAATGCCTTAGGCTTACGACCCATATCACCTTTCATATCACCTTTGTTAAATTGATCAACGTCTGTAGGTGTTAGTAACATACCCAAACTATCAATAACAAACAGAACTTTAGGACGATCTTCTTCGTCCATTGCTTTGTAGTCTGTCATGAATGTTGAAATAGTTTTTGCTACATCATCAATCATTGACATGTTTAGTTTTAGTAGTTTTTCTTCTGAAGTATCTACATCAAGAGCGTGTAGCCAACTTTCATCAAGTGCATTCTCTGAATCAATTAGTACAACAAAGATGCCTTGATCCTGTGCTGCTTTTACAATGTTACCTGCACAGATATATGATTTACCTGCGCCTGACTCACCTGCAAACACAGTCACCTTACCCATAGGAACACCTTTGTGAAAATCACCTGAGATAAGATAATTGAGTGCATAGTTACCTGTTGAAATCCAATCAGTGGGATCATTAAATCCTGCACTCATACCTGAAATAGATTTTGTTAGTTGTGTCCGAAACTTGCTCGGATCAAACGATTTAGCCATAGTATCTCCTTATCAAATAAATGGGAGGGATTGCTCCCTCCCTGTGCTATTAGTTACTTTGTCTTGAACGGATCATTGCAAGAATGTCTTGCGCATTACCACTTTCTGCAGGTGCTGACTCAGCCGCTGGTGCTGGAGTTGCTTCTGCTTGTGGTGCTGGTGCAGTTTCTACAGCTGGTGCTGGAGTTGCTGCTGGCGCTTCTGTTCTTGAAGTTGCAGTACCGTTAGTTGATGATACATTTGGATCACCTGTACGTGCTGCCATACCCGCTGGACGGAAATATTGACCAAAACGATCAGCATCATAAGCCTCGCCATCAACAGATGCTTCAAACATCTCCTTCATTACCTTAAGTTCTACATCAGTAGGTTTCTTAGGTAAGAAGTCGCTCAAGTTAAACAAACCGTGTGTGTTAACTGCTTGCATTTCTGCATCACCAAGTGGACGCTCTCTACGTGCCCAGTTAGATGTTGAATAGTCTGCGTAACCACCTTTGGTTGTTTTTGCAAGACGGAAGTCTACACCAGCAGTATAATCTGTTGGTAATTCTTCCATGTCTGGATCCATTAATGCCGCTTTGATAATTTGGAAAATTTGTGGACCAATAATAAATCTACGGATTGGGTTTTCCGGAGTTTTATCTTCTTGTAGTGGGCTATCAGTTACAAAGCCTTGGAATACGTATGAACGCTTCTTCCAATACTTACGACCCATGTCTTCGAGACTTGGATCTTTAAACCATGCACGTACCTCATTTAAGATATCGCATGTTTCGCCATACATTTCCATACACGGAATCTGTACCTGTACAGGACGTGAATCAGTTTCACCTTTTACTCCTGCAAATGGTAGTTTGATCATCAAACGTTCTTTCCAAAAGAAAGTGTTTGACTCATCGCCATCAGGTAAAAAGCGTAGAACACTTGTCTCGCCTTCTTTCATATTCCAAAATGGGAAAATTGCGTTATCGCCGCCGCTTGTTGAACCACCGCTTGTGCGTGATTCTTGCTCTTTTAGTTTTGCTCTTATTTCAGCTAATGATGCCATAGTTTTGCCTCCTTATATATTGCCTATTGCATTGTGCCTAAAAATCATATAGCACATTATGTACTATACGATAATATTTAGCAGAAGTCAACCTTTTTCTGCTAGTTTTTTGAATTAAATAGCTAGTCCAGCCATTTTTTTCAAATCATCCAGTTCACTTGACTCGTTTGTGCCATCGTGTTGTGGAATTCCTCTTGTAATTGGTTCTCCTGTTGTAGGATCTCCATCTATTCCTCCAATTGTATATCCTATTTCTAGTTTCATACCTGGTTGGATTTTGCTTGGATCATCTATATTGTTAATCTCTGCAATGTGTTGTATTGCTTCTTCGACGTCCATGCCTTTAAGTTCGTTTTGCATAAATCTTTTTGCGATACTGAACATAGTGTCACCTTGTTGTACAGTATATGTTCCAACATGATCTTCTTGCATAGTATCTGAGTTACGCATTTGGTGCTGTTCAAACTTGTGTTTAATTGCTTCGATAAATTCTTTTGCTCCAGTAATATACTGTTCGCCGTAGTCTTTTTCTACCGCTGTTAGCACTGCTGTTTCACCTTTTGGAAATTGTCCAGTTTCTCTGTCAAACAATGATAATACAAATTCAGTGACTGGAATTTTTTCGCCGTCTACTTCCATTTCGTCTTCGTCATCATCTTTTGCTTTTTTAAGAGCTTGGGTGAATTTGTTACCTTCTTCTGGCTCGCTTTCTAAGCCTGATTCAACTACATCGTCTGCCCATGATTCAAAACTTTCAAAGTCATACTGTCCGTGATCCCAATCATCGCCACCGTATAGGTCTTGATATTCATCGTATGAACTTGGCTGTCCGTCATCATTGTCTTCGT